CTCCTTCACTATTGTGTGATCCCATTTAATTTCTTGGACCACTACTTCTACTAACTCTCCCTCACTTGAGGGGTCGGCAGCTTTCTTAACGGAATCAAAACTTTCTACATATTTAAAGTTTGCATCTCCGTACTTTGTTCTTATAACCTTTTTGGTGGATTTGTCAATCATTGTAATCTCTTTCTAATATAAATTCTAGGTTTTGTATGGCTTTTAATATATCCTCTTTGCCATTTTTAAACGAGTGTCTCGACACATACTTAACAACACATCCCTCAGCAAATTCCATACGATTAGCTTGTATGTATTCAATGGGTTGGATTTTAAAATTATCTTTATAGTGTGAGCCACCAATTTGTTTCTGTAATTTATTTTTATTCATATTGTTTGGAGTCTGTGGCGAAGGAAAACAACGTAAGAAAGTCAAGGGTAATGACTAAAACTCCGCCACAAACTTTAGAGCCTAAGCTCTATCTTTTATAACTACCATAAGTTCCAGTTTTTGGGAAAGGTTTTTTATACCCACCCATTGCTGGTTGTCCACTTCCACCTGTTGATGATTTACTTGCATCGTTAGGTTTTAATGAAACATTTACACCACCTGTAGCTTGTCCATCATCTGTTGTAGCACCGAAAGCAGCTTGACTATACCAACCATTGGCTTCTTGAGGGATATTCACACCAATAGTCCAGTTCTTGTCAGGTCTTTCTTCATTCTTGGGAGCAACAAAAAGAGGAGTATTATCTCCTTGTTCTTTTTTCATTTGCATTATGTCAAGAATGGTTTGCTTTAAAACAGGGTGGTTCGCAATAAGTTTTATGTATATATTACTCATTATGTTCTCCTATTTAGTTCATCCCCTCTTGTCTCTAACAGATCACTTATCTCTGCGTACAATTTGGGACTTTTGTTTTTAAGTGCAGTTTCAATATAAGGATCAACTTCTTTCTTGACCCTTCTGTATTCATAAATGTTTTTACATCCTTGAATATCAGACATGATTTCTTGCACATCTTTTTTTACATGAGTAGTTTGACTACCATGTTTCGGACCACTACTCTGTGGAATTTTATTAGCTTGAAAAGGTTTTGCATTGTAACCATCTTCTAAATCTAAACCTGTTTTCAAATGTAATGCGTTTAAGTAAGCATACTTCTTGGCATAACTCATACCATTACCTGTACCAAACTTATCCAGGTTTCCCATAGCACTACAACCAGATACTTCTACAAATTGTTTAGGATCTTCAACATCGTGTATCTTCATGTTGCAAGTCACCAATATAAAACTATCTGTCATTTGATTTTCGTATGTACAAACAGGATATAAGCCATTGTTCAACAAGGCTTCCATTGCCACCTTTTGTACTTCATCATGTAGTAAAGGGTTGAAGTGCATACCTTGTACCTTCTTACCTTTAGCCACACCACCTGCTTCACAGGCAGCTTTGTGTAATTTTTGATATATGTTTATCTTCATGCGTCTATTCTCCATAGTTGTTTAATTGTTTTACGTTGTTTGTCTGTTAGGTATTTATAATGGTAGTAATGATTTAAGTCAGGTGGTTCTGAAATGTCTGCTAACTTTTGCAAATCCCCCTTACAATAAATAATCATTTGTTCCCAGTTATAAATTTTGTTTACCATTAGATTGTATTGGTATTCTAAATGGTCATCATACAATGCTGCGTGAGTATCATCGTAGATTAAATATTCTTTATCATTAACTAAAACTAAAAAAGGTTTCTTCCCTGTACACTTCCAATAGAAAGCCACTTGTTTCCAATAGTCATCAAAGACAGCATCATCATTAAGGGTTTGTGTTTTAAAATAATATTCATCTTTACCTTTCTTCTTTACAATACTAGGTGGTTTAGTTTTAAGTTCTATAAATACATTGTCAGTTTCATAATCAATACGACCTATGATGTCGTGTAATAATTTCTTAGGTTTGTTCATGACATATCGTTCAGAAGTAATCTTATTTTTGCCACAAAGTTCTTTGACCACCTTTCTTGTTTGCTCAATGGTCCTATGTGCATACTCAATCATGTGTTCTCTTGCGTAAGCGTCTTTATGATCGACAGGATCATACTTATTAATATCATCTAACTCCCTGCCAAACACCTCGTCATAGTTCCTGTTAGTTAATGTTATGGTTTTGTCTTTATAAAATAAAGTTTCACATTCCATTCTTTGAGCTGTGTTATTAACTAGGTTTCCAAATCTAGGTTTGTATTGCATAGGAAACATACTTCTTTCCTCGCCATCGTGATGTCCGTAGTTAAGATTAAATTTAGCTAGTGGCATACTAGAACTAGAAGGCGACCAATGATCTAAGCCTTTACCATTATTTAATGTATCGAAATATTTTTTATAACTCATTAATTAATAATTTTATTGTATGTTTTTTTCCTTTAAATTTTTTAGCTTTAATACTTTGTTTGATTATGTACTTCATAAATTTTAATTCTTGTATGTACAGGCTATCTTCTTTAGGAATTTTAATATTATGTTTTTTATTACTCATTGTTTTCAATGCTGTTATGACAGAGTTTTTCCACTATGGCAATAGTAAATAAACCTTGATTGTGCATAACTTTTTTGGTAATGATTGCACTTCAGAAAGGAAACAACATGAAACTAAAAGATTATCGTACAAAAAATAAATTAAGCTGTTCAGAGTTAGCAAGAAAAATAGGTGTTCATAATATAAATCCAGCGACAAATATTTGGAGGTGGGAGAATGGACAAAGAATACCTCGTAAAGAAGAAATGAAAAAGATTTATATAGGTACAGAGAAACAAGTACAACCCAATGACTTCTATGATCTCAAAATATAAGCACGTTAAAATAACTTGGTTTGATATTTGTGGATGCGATGAAGCATGGACCCATGAAGATGAAATACTTAATCATGATGTCGCTGAATGTACAGACACAGGTTATATCTTTAAAAAAACTAAATCAAAACTATGGCTTTTTACTTCTTACTCGGAAGATGAAGATGGTTTATCTGTGGGTGGTTTAACTTGCTTCCCTATGGGGTGTGTTAAAAGCATTAAGGTATTAAGATGACAGACATCTATATGTTTGATGATAGCGATCTACAAGATAAGGTTAAGGAGCTAAAGAAAGAACTTAAACAAATCAAAGACGATAAGTTTAGAGGCGAGTTGGATTTAGAAAAACAAATCGACACATTAAAAACACAACTTGATCTTAAAGATTTAGAAATAGAAATGATAAGGAAAAAATATGAAAACAAATAAGATGATAAGGGTATTGTTCTTACTTAAACATTGTAAGGATAGAGGTAAGTACGATCTAGCTTTAAAGATCATAGATAAATATAACATTGATAAGGTTAAGTTAGAGGAAAGCTATTACGACTAATGGCTTACCAACCTCTACCTATTTTCTGCACGATTAAACCTAGTTTCATTCATGGTCTAGGTCTATTTGCAACAAGAGAGATTAAGAAAGAAACTGAGCTAGGTATATCGCACATACAAGTTGATGATACTTTGTATCGTACTCCTCTTGGTGGTTTTTTAAATCACTCGGAAGATCCTAACTGTGTAAGAGTTGAGGTTAATAACAAATGGTACTTGAAAACGACCAAAGATATTATGAAAGATGAAGAGCTAACACTTACTTATAAACTTTATAATCCAAAGCATGAAAACAAATAAAAGAAATCTATTTGAAACAGTTATTGATGTAGGCAGCGGTTTAATATTATCTACATTTATTCAGCTATATATCTTTCCTTTCTTTGATCTACATCCTACGATACTAGAGAGCTTTCATATTGCAGTTATCTTTACAGTTATATCTATGATGAGATCTTGGTTTTGGAGGACAGTATTTAGATGAAAGTATTAGTAGCTTGTGAGTATTCAGGTATTGTAAGAGACGCTTTCGCTGCTAAAGGTCATGACGCATGGAGCTGTGATATACTGCCTACTGAAAGTCCTGGTAATCATTTTCAAGGCGATATATTAGAACATTTAGACAAAGGTTGGGATCTTATGATTGCTCATCCACCTTGTACTTATCTGTCTAATGCTGGTGCTAGATTTTTATATCCAAAAGGTAAGTTAAATAAAGATAGATATAAGTTAGGATTAAAAGCTAAAGAATTTTTTATGGCTTTGTACAATGCACCAATAGATAAGATATGCGTAGAAAATCCTACATCAAGTAAGATATTTGAATTACCAAAACACACACAGACCATACAACCTTATGAGTATGGACATAGGGTACAAAAAAGAACTTGTCTATGGATAAAAAATTTAAAAACCTTAATACCAACAAAGATTTTAAAAAAACCACAATCAACAAAGATAGCAGGTAATTGGTTTAATAAAGGTGGTAAAGATAGACAAAAAAATAGGTCTAAATTTTTTACAGGTATAGCTAATGCTATGGCAGATCAATGGGGTAGTGATGGATAACACTCACAAAAGGATTGCTCGTGGCTAGATGGACTTATTACAAAAGCAACGGAGACTTCAATGACTTTCATAGAGAATGGGATGGCTTGGCGGCAATAGATTGCGATCTTTATGAGGTATGTCCAAATTGCTATCAACCTTTGGCACTCCTAGAAACTTGCTTCGATAAAGGTCAAACTTATAAGGCTACAAGGTTTGTAGAAATAGTCTCTAGTAAGCTAGAGATACCCTGTTTTTTAGTATTTTATCGTAGAGACGAGCATGGGGTCATGTGGGTTAGATACAAGCGTCTGCGTAGCTCTCAGAAGCTAACTCTAGTTCATGGAGATGAGTTTATTAGAGAATTATATCAGCTTCAACACGAACACAAACAACATTGTAAATATGAAAAAGTATCTACCCCATATTAGAATACCTTTTAAATTATTCGATGATGAGAGGATAAAAAAAATCCCAGAAGAACACCGATCATCTTCCTTGCTAATCCTTATTGCGTTATTAAAGTTTGTTAATTCACAAAATGGTCAATGTTATCCTCGTCAATCTACTATATCTAGTATGGTATGCCTGTCTCGTAGTACCATATATAGATGTACTGATTTACTTATTGATGTAGGTATTATTAAAAAGAAAAGACTTAAATCTACTTTGCTTTATGTCATTAACCCTGATTATATTGTTAATAAAAAGATAGATGTGTCATCACGAGACTATGATGTGTCACGAAAACACATACCAGGTTTCATGGTGACTGATATTAATAAGACTATAATTAAAGGACTATCTTATATCTCTAACATTGTAAAAGAAGTTGCTGATAAAGGAGGAGACCAATCTAAAATAGTTAGTGTCCTAAGTACCCTCCCCCGCAAGACCTTAATTAAAGCAATAGAAGATAATGATAATATCTATTACTCTAAGTTGGCTCTAGCTGAACAAGATAGAAATGGTGTGAAGCTGGTGGATATTCCAAGAAACATAGTAGATAATGTAAGAAAGAAAACCCATTTTGGTTATCAACAGGTTATACATAAAAAGAAAGATTTAAATGACAGGAAGATTAAGTCAAAAGATTTATTGCGAAGCCATAGCAAAAACAAGTGGTAAGAGGTGTCGTTGCAAAGGCTACTATACACCCACGAACAATCGTTATCTTTGTATGTTCCATAATGGGTCTAAGTCATGGGATAGTAAGACAAGAAAATACAAAGGACTTTTTAAGAATAATAAGGTACAACTACAAAAGAAGATTAACATATTAAAAAACCTAGTTAATTTTAGAAATAAAACTGATGAGCAAATCAAAGAGTATATCCTCAAAGAAGAAACAAGATCTCATTCTTTCGGATACAGAACAAAATACTATTCTCGAAACCATTTACGATGGCGGTCTGTCCATAGAAGTAGCAAGAGATTTAAAGATCAGCTTGATGAGTTTGCAGAAATACTTAGAAAGAAACCCAAAGTTTCAAGCTGAATTTAATAAAGCTCAGGAAGTAGGAATTAAAACTTTAGTTGAGAAAATGCTCCAAATATTTAACAGTGAGAATATGGATTTATCTCCCAATGAATTACTCTTCTTGCGAGAACGTAAAGACTTTCTGAAATTTCTAGCTCCAAGATTAAGTTCTATATTCCAGGAGAAACAAAAATTAGATGTCAGGTCTGATAGTAAAATACAAATTAGTTGGGAAGATAGTCCAGAATTAATTGATGTAAATGCTGAGAATATCTCAGATAAAGATAAATCAGCACCTACACCACCAAAGGATTAGTTAATTTTTAGTTTATATTTTTTAAGTTGTGCTTTTATTAAATTTTTAAATGCTTTATCAGGTGTTGTTGTTGTTTGAGACCACCTATCTAAATTATTAAAAGCCATAGTTAATATATTCATTGAAAACCATAAGTCTCTAGTCATGTGATCTTCACTTGTAGTCTTTACATTCATAAATTTTTTATGAATTTTACCTACATACTTCTCTATTTGTTCCATTTCTTTCATCATTACCCCTTTGTTGTTTGTTTTTATAATGAGTATATATCACACCTTGTACACTCAATATACTTAAGCACGTTAGAGCTTCAAGCTCTTTGATACTTAAATCTTTTTTACCACTTGCTATCAAAGTATTTTGATAAGTGTCTTTGTAATTTTTCATCATGTTTTTTTTGTTTGTGGTCCTGGTATAGCTGCCATAGTCCAACAGCTACAGCAGTAAGTATAATTAATATTAATTGCTTGTCACTTGACATATAAAACCTCTTCATTTTTAAGAATAGGTTTATTATCACTACCACATTCTATACAAGACCATTGATTACAATTATTATATTTTATAGTGTTCAACCATTCAAAACTACCACAATTACCACATATATATTTATTGCTTTCAAACATATCATTAATTTTATTTATTAGTTTTTTCTTCTCGCTACTCATAATAAATTTTTTACCTCTTGTTCGTAATCCTTTACTTCCCAATCAAATAGTTCAGCTATTTCTATTGCACCCATTTTATATAATGCTTTGTGATCCTCTTCATCAATATCAAAATGATAATCAATAAGCATATCTTTTATTTCTTTTAAAGAATTAAAATGCTCTGTATCTTGAACATCATGTTCAGCACCATAATATTGATGTCGTTGATTACACCAAACAACATATTTCTTTTTCTTCTCGCTACTCATTTATCCCCTCTCTTTTTTTGATCTCGTTCTTTTAGGAAGTCTATAACATTAGCTGCCAAGTGAGATCCATTTGTTGTTGGTATATCTTTAAATGTATTCAGCTCGTCAATCTTATCGTGAGCTTGTTTCATTGTGTCATTGATATTAAAGTTAAAGCCGTACTTATCTTTTAATATCTTTAAGACTGATACAAAATATTTAGCTTTCATCTTTACCCTCCAATATTATATATGCAAATAGCATATAAATTAAGATCATTGGTATTACTTCAAGTATAAACATTGTTTCCCCCTTGTTAAGTTTATATTAACCATTTTGGTTTATTATGCAACATCTTTTTTCTCATTGTCATTCAACCATTCATAAGCTACACCAATTAGTCTTTCATATATTGCTGTTCTTATAATGTCGTGAACACTAGGATTTTGAGGTAATAGTCCATAATCATCTACTTCCGCTAAAGCGTGATCACTTCCTAATACATCTATTAAGTCTCCATTATATATAGGTATCCATCCATCCGCATATTCATGAATTAAATCACTAGGATATTCATGTTCCAATATATCTTTTTTATTATCGTTTAGTTCTTCAATTAGATTTTTTTCTAATTGGTGCATTGTTGTTTTATTTGTCATTGTTTTTCCTTTGTTGTTTATTAATAATAATTGAAGCAATAAAATATCCTCCTATAATTTGTGTAGCTGTAATTAAACCGCCTACAAATAATATATGTAATATTGCTTCAAACATACTTAACCATAATGGTTATGATATAAGAAGTCAATCAAATAATAAGTTCAAAATGGGTCAAGATATTAGTGTGATATAAATGCAACTGTGATAAATATACAACATGAAGTTTATTTATAATATTAAAGATGAGCAAGGCAACCAGGAAACAATTAATTGTATGAGCTATAAGAAGCTATTAAAGCAGCTAAACAATAAATATAAACCTGGTGAAGTAATACAAATAAATTACACCAATAAAAAAGATCATGAGCTTTTGAAGTATGTAAAGATTAAAAGGGTTGAATAAGATCCTATTCTAATAATCAAACAGCGTTAGTTTTTTTACGCGTTATATAATCGGTAAGTAGTATTGACCTATGACATCTTGGTTATGTGATAATTCAGCGTTATCAGAAATAACTATTGATAGTCATAAGTTATCGTTAGTAATATTATCTAGATAACCCTCTAATTTTGTAAAGCTATACCCCCCCTATACCCCTAAATTGACCCGCTGTTTAATATATATATATACATGGGACTCGAGGACACCCTTACACAGTCAGTCATCTACACACAGTTTCAGATGTGATTATCGCCATAACCCAAAAACAACCCACCATCTTATTCACCTTGGCAGACCTCCCTTTAAATTAAATAGTAATTACTATATGTAGTATGATATGTGGGACTACATACAAGATGATTTAACTTCAGTTGTTTTAATTGATGAAAAGACAAACACCTTAACCATTAAGATATATGGGTTAGGCAGCAAAGATAGTGCAGAGACTTTTGCACAATACACGATGAGCTTATTACAGTTTGATTATAATTCTACTGGCTATAGTATGCCTAGTACAATGATACACTAGATATGGATTTCCCAAACAAAAAATATAATATTATATATGCTGACCCACCTTGGAAATATAAAGAAGGTTGGGGTAACGGAAGCAACGAACATACTTATCCAACCATGAAAATTGAAGAAATTAAAAATCTTAATATAAAAAATATTACTGAAGATCAAGCACATTTATATCTATGGGTTACAAATCCATTTATTAAGGAAGGTTTAGAAATATGTAAAGAATGGGGTTTTGAATATAAAACTTTAATTACTTGGATTAAAACTTACAAAGATGGAAAACCAGAAATGGGTATGGGTTATTACTTTAGAAGTTGTACAGAACATATTATTTTTGCGGTAAAAGGAAAAATGAAATGTTTAAATAAAACTACTAGAAATATGTTTAAAGAAATAAATCCTAGATTACATAGTCAAAAACCAGCTATGGTTAGAGATTTAATTGTAAATTCTAGCGGTAATCTTCCAAGAATAGAATTGTTTGCTAGACAAAAAACTGAAGGTTGGGATGTTTGGGGAAATCAAGTATAATGGATATTAAAATACCTTACACCCCGAGAAAGCACCAAGCCTTTTTACATAATGAAATATCTAAACATAGATGGTCAGTATTGGTTTGTCATCGTAGGTTTGGCAAAACAGTATGTATGATCAATCACTTAATTAGGTCAGCACTATTGTCCAAAAATAAGAACCCAAGATATGCCTACATTTCGCCAACATTCAAACAAAGTAAATCAATCGCTTGGGATTACATGAAACAGTTTACTGCGAAGATACCTTACACCAAGTTTAATGAAACAGAGCTAAGGGTAGATTTACCCAATGGTGCAAGAATAACTTTGCTTGGGTCGGAAAACTCCGATGGGTTAAGGGGTATCTACCTAGATGGATGTGTGATTGATGAGTACGCAAATGTCAATGATAAACTCTTTCCTGAAATCATAAGACCAGCATTGTCAGATAGAAAAGGTTACTGTGTCTTTATAGGTACACCGCAAGGTATGAACAATAACTTTTATGAATTGTATCAACACGCACAAGGAGCAGATGATTGGTTTAACTATAAAGCTAAAGCAAGTGAAACTAAAATTGTAGATAACGAAGAGTTGGTCAAGGCAAAAGAGGTTATGGGTGAGAAGAAGTATCTGCAAGAGTTTGAGTGTGATTGGATTGCGAATATTGAGGGTGCAATTTTTAATGACACCTTAGTAAAGATGGAAGATCAAAAGCAATTAACAAGAGTACCTTACGATCCATCGTTACCTGTGAATACAGCTTGGGACTTAGGTGTATCAGATCATAGTGCTATTATATTCTTTCAGCAGCTAGGAAGATCCATTAACATTATCGACTACCATGAAGAGAGAGGACAAGGATTACCGCATTATATTCAGATGATTAAGGAGAAAGATTATGTCTACAAAGATCATTTCGCACCGCATGATATAGAAGTTACAGATTTTAGCAATGGTAAAACCAGGAGAGAGGTTGCCTATCAATTAGGGATTAGATTTAAAGTCGTTCCTAAAATTCCATTAGAAGATGGTATACACGCAACCACAATGACCTTACCTCGATGTTGGATTGATACAGACCATTGCAAAAAGTTAATAGATGCGTTAAGACATTACCATCGGAAGTATATTGATAAAAATCGAATGTTCCGAAGTAAGCCTGTACACGATTGGTCGTCTCATGCGTGTGATGCAATGAGATACCTAGCGGTAGGTTTACAAGAAATTAATACTAGACAAGTTGCACCACAAAGTGTAGCAGATAACGAATACAGGATTATATAATTATGGGATCAATCTTTTCACCAAAAATGCCAGCACTACCACCTGTGCAACCTTTACCCGCAGCACCATCGACAGAACTATCACAAGAAGAAAAAGATGAAATTGCAGCGGAACAAGCAGCAATAGAAAGAAAAAGAAAAGGTAGAAAGTCAACTATCTTAACTGGACCTTTAGGTGTTGAGGAAGAAGCGGAAGTGCAAAAGAAAACTTTATTAGGATCATAATATGGGAGGAAGTCCAGTCAGAGCAATTACAAGAATAGTCAAACCCACTCCACCACCTGCACCTATAGCAGCAGCTCCTACAACAGCAGAAGTTTCTCAAGCAACAGCGACTAGCATGGATGGATATGATTCAAGAAAAACAAAAGCTAAAGGTAGATCAATGACAATAATGACAGGACCTGGCGGAGTAGAAGATCAAACAGTAACATTAGGTAGAAAGAGTTTATTAGGAGCATAATGGCAAAAACAGATTTAACAAAAAAACTATTAACAAGATTTAGCAGACTAGCAGGTCAAAGACAAAACTGGGAAACGCATTGGCAAGAAGTAGCAGATTACATGATGCCAAGAAAATCAGATGTAACTAAAAAAAGAACACGTGGCGATAAAAGAATGGAACTCATCTTTGATAGTTCTCCTTTACAAGCCTTAGAATTATTAGCAGCATCATTACATGGTATGCTGACTAATCCTTCTACACCTTGGTTTACGTTAAGATTTAAACAAGACAATGTTGAAAATGAAGATGAAGCTAAACTGTGGTTGGAGTCTGCAACAGATGCCATGTACACAGCATTTAATAGATCAAACTTTCAACAAGAAATATTTGAATTGTATCATGATCTGATTACCTTTGGTACGGCAGCAATGTTTATCGAAGAAGATGAAGAAGATTTTATAAAATTTTCTACAAGACACATTGATGAAGTTTACATTGCGGAAAATGATAAAGGTAGAATTGATACGATCTATAGAAGATTTAATTTATCAGCTAGAGCTGTGGTGCAAAAATTTGGCACAGCAGTATCACAAGATATATTAATATTAGAAAAGAAAGACCCCTACAAAGAAGTTGAAATTGTACACGCAGTTTATCCAAGAGAAGACTTTAATCCTACAAAAAAAGATAAAAAGAATATGCCATTTGAATCTGTGTATATGGAATATAAAAATGGTAATGAATTATCCGTATCAGGATTTAAAGAGTTCCCTTTTGTAGTACCAAGATACTTAAAGGCTTCACATGAAATCTATGGAAGATCACCTGCCATGACAGCTTTACCAGATGTGAAGATGTTAAATGAAATGGTTAAGACAACAATCAAAGCTGCACAGAAACAAGTAGACCCACCTTTATTAGTTCCTGATGATGGTTTTTTATTACCAGTTAGAACTGTACCAGGTGGATTAAATTTTTATAGATCAGGTACAAGAGATAGAATTGAACCTTTAAACATTGGTGCAAATAATCCATTAGGTTTAAATATGGAAGAGCAAAGAAGAGATGCTATTAGAGCTGTGTTCTATGTAAACCAACTTATGATGCAACAAGGTCCACAAATGACAGCAACAGAAGTTATTCAACGTAACGAAGAGAAGATGAGATTACTAGGACCCGTATTAGGAAGATTACAATCTGAATTATTGAAACCATTAATTGATAGAGTATTTAATATTCTATTAAGAAACAATCAATTACCTGAAGCACCAGAGTTTTTATCTGGTCAGGATATAGAAATTGAAT